GATATTGATAAGAATAATCAATTTTTTATTAAATATAAAGATTTAATAAAAAAGTATTGAGGCATGCGTTAACATCCAAAACAATTTTTTATTAAATATAAAGATTTAATAAAAAAGTATTGAGGCATGCGTTAACATCCAAAACAATTTTTTATTAAATATAAAGATTTAATAAAAAAGTATTGAGCTCTTCTATAAGCGAAACAATTTTTTATTAAATATAAAGATTTAATAAAAAATTTAATAAAAAAGTATTGATGCTCAACCCGAAACATTTTTATTTATTTTTTTCTATTAGAACCAAAAGATATTTGGTCAGCTTTTATCTCAGTAGAATTAGATCTTTTATTTGTATTTAATTTATTAAATTTTTTAGCAAGATTTTTATTTATGGATATTTGTGATAAGTTACTAGCAGATGATTTTTGTGTATTTTTTGATGTTGTAGACATATCTGACATAGTATCCTGTTCTTGTTTCGGGGTAACAGATCTAGATCTTGATTTATTTTGTAATTGAGATAAAACTTGTTGTTTTTGATTTGGATTAGACCGCACAGATGATTTATTACTATGCATGCTTTGCGGACTTTGTGGGCTTTGAGCACTTGCTGTTAGTTCAAGACTTTTTTTCATTTGATTAAATTTATCTTTTTGTTCTCCAAGCATTTGTGTATATTTTTGATATTGTAATTCTTGTCTTTTAAGTTCTTCTAAATCTTTTGCACGTTGAGCAGCATTTTCATGTTGTCTATTCATATATTCATCTAAATTATTCTGATTTTGTTGTGTCTGTTGGTTTTGAAATTGTTGATTTTGCATATTTTGTTTGCGTGCCATTTGTGATTGGGTATCTTGTGCTGCCTTTGCTCTTAATTTTTCAATATAATCTTCATCGTCTTCTACTTTTTGAGCTCTATTAGGTATAAATTTATGGGCATTATTTTTTCCACCAACTGTTACAACAACTCCTATTAAAGTGACCATTAATCTAAACCATGGATTCATTTTTTTTCCAGGTACATTATGATGTTCATAAATTTCACCAAGAATTTCATAATAAGTATTCTTATCAGCCTTTACTTCATCACTTAATCCAGTCAAAGAGAAATCAAATGGATTATAACTATTATTAACTAATTCAACACCTTTAACTACGCCAATAAATAAATGTGAATATAATCCTAACCAATTTCTTTTTGATCTAATACTTCTATGTAAATCTAATTCATATTTCATCATATAATAATCGTCATCAATGTTATAATTAGTTACTTTACAACCTAAATCTCTTAATTCACCGAGAGCTCTCATAATATCAAGTCTGCGTAATCTTTTTTCTAAGGGTGAAAGCTTTTCATATTCTTCATCGATAAATTTATTTGTATCAGATTTAGGATTCTTATCACTTGCATTTGCATTATTATCAGAATGATGTGTATTATAATTATTATCATCATTATTAGTTTTGGCATATTCATTATCGGCGTATGTGGCGGCAGCAGCTGGAGCTCCTGCGGTAACATATGTATCAAATTTTTCATCAATATCATCGTCATGATTATTATGTGTTGGATACCATCTGTCTTCTTTAGGTTTTAATTTTTCTGAAGCAGCTAGCTCTTCAACTAACATCGTAGTACCTTCAGTCATACCATAATTAAAATCAGTCATTATATAATTTTTAAAGAAAGTAATATAATTTTATATACGCATATATTGTTAAATTAAATTATTAGATATATATATTATAAAATAATTTATGAATGGATATTATAATTATGGCGATTTTAATAATAATAATGATGAAACAGATAAATTAGATAAATTAGCAAGAGAAATAAACAATAAAAAAAATAAATTACAAAATGATTTATTTAATAATGTAAAAAATGATTATAATAATGATAAAAGATTATGGAAAAATGGATTAAATGAAATAATAGAACAAAATAAATATAATATGTTATTACCCAATGCATATAATAATTATAACGATTTTAATAATTATGATAATTATGATAATTATGATAATCATGTAAATTATAATACAGATAATAATTCATATAAAAGCAATACATCTAATATGTCTAAATTAAGCAAATCAAACAAATCAAGTAAATCAAGTAAATCAAGTAAATCAAGTAAATCAACTAAAAAAACAGTAACTTTTTCTGATAATTTAACAGATTATAATACAGATTATAATACAGATTATAATACAGAAACAGAACAGAGTTTTCAAAATTCTTTCTTTAAAAATAATGATAATAATAAATCTAATAATAATTATAGAAAATCCATAGATTCATCGTATATAGATTCTGTATCCATAGATTCATATATTGATTCTATAAAAGGTGATAATAAAAATAAACATAATCATAAATTGAGTGATATTATAAGAAATTTAGATTATGATATATGTTCAAAAAATGATGATAATATATATGATCATGTTAAAAAATGTATTAATTGTAAAAATAAATTATTAAATTTCTTAAATGATAAAACTGATAAAAATGATAAAAACGATAAAAAAAATAAAAGAAACATAAAGAGATATATTAAAGAATTTAATAATTATAATATTAAGGAGATAATTATTATAATTTTATTAGGTATATTTATTATAATAATTTTAGATTTTATGATATAATTTTATAATACATGTTTATTCATTTTTTCTTTATTCAATTCAATATATTTCCATGTTATAAATAATCTGCTATCATCTAAGATAAGTGTATCAATTTGTTGTTCACGTAAATTTTTAGAAATATATTTAATACAATCTTTATGTTTATAAGATGAATTTTCTAAAATTATAGGGGGTATCTCAAAAACTATATCAGTTAATCCAAAATCATCAGCATCTTTTATTTTATTACAACATAAATTATACATATCTACTAACCAATTTCTTAATTTTTTTCGTTTTTCATATATAGTATTTAATAATTCGTCTGAATTAAAATCACGATCAGGGTCAATATTAATTTGTTTCCCAGAAGATATAGTATACACATCTAATTTTTTTGTTCTATTATAATTATGATTATTTGATGGCATTAATGTTTCTATGTTCATATTAATAAATGGATGTGAATTATTACTCATAATCTTAATATATATTATATTTTGTGAAAAAATACTTAATAAAATATCCAATTTAATTATATATTAAAATTTTATGAATGCAAATACTCGTGATTTTTCGAACATTAATAAAAAAATAGAAACCGAACTAAATGACATATTTATTAAAAAAAATAAAAACATATTAGTATTAGCTGGTGGTGGTATAAAAGGTATTACTATATTAGGAGCATTAAAATATCTAGAAGATAATAATATATTAAATGATATCCATACATATATAGGAGCATCAATTGGTGGAATTATTAGTGTATTACTTGCAGCAGGATATAAAAGTAGTGATATATATAAATTTTCTGAATTATTTGATTTTAATGATTCTCTAAATTTAAATATTAACCATCTCTTAACAAATTATTCTATAAATGATGATGAAAATATGACATTAATTTATGATAAATTATTAAAAAAGAAAAATATTGATTCAAATATAAGCTTAATTAATTTTTATAAACACACAAAGAAAAAAATAATATGTACATCAGTATGTATAACTACTAAAAAATTAGAATATATTAGTTATGAAAATTATCCAGATTTACCATTAAATATCTTTATTAAAATGACATCAGCTGCACCACTTATAATGCCTCCAGTGAAATATAATAATAAATTATATATTGATGGAGGTATGATGAATAATTTTCCAATAAATATAATTGATGATGATAAGATTAATAATACAATTGGAATAAATTTAATTTCAACAGAATATTTTAAAGAAAAAGGTATCAATAATATTCTTGATTATTTTATATCGATATTACATGTTGTTATTTTACAATTGACACCAAAATATGATAAAGAAAAATATAAAAATATCGCATATGATATTGATATTGAGATTACAAATGCATTTAATTTTGAATTAACTAAAGAAATAAAAAAAGATTTATTTTACAAAGGTTATAATTTTATGAAAAAAAATTTTATTTTATAAAAGTTACAATGTTATCATTTTTAACTTTTTCTTCATTTATATAAATATTATGAAATAATCTACGCATATTTTTTATATTATTCATCATCACTTGTATCAGAATCTAATCCAATCATTTTATTATATACTTTTACCATATCAGTATCTAATTTCTTGGTGGATGATTTAGATGTGAAATCTTTTCCAATCATTTTACCAAAATGTCTGGATATACCAAATTGGTCTTCCATAACATCTTTATATCCGGCTGTTTTGGTATCTTTAAGATTAGTATCAAATGATTCACGTTCTCTCATTAATTGAGATAATCTATCATCAGTTGATTTCATATCTCTATCATAATTATGTTTATCATACTCATTCTTATATTCATATTCATCATCAGATGATATCTCTCCATCAGAAGGAGCGTTATCTAATTTTCCAAAAAGTGTATTTTCTTTAAAATTACTATCACCAAATGGATCACCGTAATCAGCATCAACAGATATAAAATTATCTAGTCCATTATCATTAAAAGCTGTAAATTCTTCACCAACCTTTACAATCTCTCCTTTTTCTTGTTTTTTCTTTGTCTTTTTCTCTTGTTTCTTCTTATCTTTTTCAAATAATTTATTAAATTCAGATGGATTAAATTGACGTCCTTCAAACATATTCTTTTGGGATAATTCAATAAAATCCATATCACGTCTCACTCTCAAATCATCTATCTCCTTATCAAGTTCTCTTTTATCAAGTCTCTCTTTTACTTTGTCTGGATCAAAACCACGCAGTTTGTTTAATTTTTGTGTCTCTGATTCATAATCTAATCTTGCTCTCTGTTTTGTTTCATCAGATATATCAGCTTCTTGCATTTTTATAAATTCTTCAAATGAATTTTTTTGTGATTGAAAATCTTTACTTTTAATAGTTTTTTGTTCTAAATCATATAATTTTTTAGAATCTTCATTCATTAGAACTTTACCAGCATCTTGAATTAATTGAAATTGCATTTCCTTTTGTTTTCTATCTTTTTCAGGAAGATTTTTATATTTATCTGGATGATATTTTGCCAATAGTTTACGATATCTCTTTTGTATGTCGCTAATCGGGGTATCTTTATCAACACCTAATATTTTATAATAATCAAAACCAAATTTTTCTACTTTTGCTGTATCTTTTTTTGGTTTATCAGAAGAAAAAGCATTGCTTTTTTTCTGAGGCAAAAATTTATCCAAAGATAAATTTAAGTTTGCGTCACTCGAACTTTTTTTCTCTTTCATTTTATTAAATAATTCGTTATCGTCAAATTCAGGATTCATTACTATATTTTATTATAAACAAATTTTTAAATCTATATAAACGTAAAAAAATAAAAATAATTTTTATTTTTTTAATATTTAATTAAATTTTATAAAACAATATAATTATAATCGTGAAAAAATTATTTTTTTAAATATTTAATTAAATTTAGTTAAATTTAGTCTAATTAAATCGTAAAAATATAAAATATTTATATTAGTGAATTATATATATATGAACAAAAATAATAATATAAATGATATAAATGATATAGAAGAAAAATATATTGCAACATTTATATTACATGCATTAGGTGATACAATCGGATTTAAAAATGGAATATGGGAATTTAATTTTAATGATGTTAATCTAAATAATGATTATAGAATAACATCAGAAATAATATATGAATTTATATCACTTGGTGGTATTACCAATATAAATCTTAAAAATTGGACAATATCAGATGATACTTTATTAAATTACGAAATAGCTAAATTTGTATTAAATATTAAAGATAATTTAGATGAGAAAAATATAATTTATTTAAAAAATGAAATAACAAAAATGGTAAATAAACAAATTGAATTAAATATAGAACGTGGATTTGGTTCAATGACAATTACAGCAATTAATAAATGGACAGATAAAAAAGATCAAAGACATGAATCATATAATGAAAAATCAGGAGGAAATGGATGTACAATGAGAACATTTCCAATAGGATTAAAATATTATTCTGATAAAGACCTAGATAAATTAATAGAAATATCAATAATATCAAGTAAAATAACACATAATTCTCCTGTTGGATTCTTAGGTGGTTTAGGTAGTGCATATTTTATAAAATTGGCATTAAACAAAGTAAATATTAAAAAATGGCCAGAAATGTATATTAAATTATTAGAATCTGAAGAAGTAAAAAAATATATAAATATAAACAACGATGACGAGTATTTTGATTATAGGTCTACAATAAGAGTATGGAAAAAATATGTAGAATTATTTTTAAATGATTCTATTAAAGAAGATAAAATAAAAATAAATTTGATAGGAAGAATAAAATTATTTATGAATTTAAATGAATATGTTTATCCAGATTCTAAATATAATAATTATGCTGGAAGTACTGGTCCGACATCTTTAATTATGGCATATGATGCAGTATTAGAATCTAATGGTATCTGGGAAAAAGTAGTATATTATGCAATGTTACATTCCGGAGATAGTGATACAGTTGGAGCGATTGCTGGAGCATTATATGGTATTTTATATGGATTTAAAAATGTACCAAATCATTTATTAGATAATTTAGAAATGAAAGAAGAATTAAAACAAATGGGTAAAAAATTCTATGAAATTTATAAATCTTAATTCACTTTTTTAATTAAATTTTTAAATTATTTTTTTTATTTTTTTTTATTTTTTTTATTTTTTAAGATTATTACCAATAAAATTGAGTAAATCGTTTCTAGATCTATCTCCTTGGTATTGTACTACTTTATCATTTGTATGTAATAATACAGTAGGATAACCGGGGACTCTTAGAGTTTCGCACAAATTCTTATTTTTCTCACAATCAACGCGTTCTACAGAAACACCTAAATTTTTAATATCGTTTTCTAATCCATCATCTAAATCTTTGTTAAAACGTCTAGAATATCCACACCATTCTGTATAATATACTCCTAATTTTGCGTTATCTTGCGATTTTTGGGCCATATCATTCTTTTTTTGTTCATCGTCATTAGATTGAACAAGAGATTCTGAGCGATTTCTATATAGTAAATATAAAATACCAACAACTACAACAGCTAATAACAAGTATTTATAATTTTCTTGCATATATAAATTAATCATATAAAAAATATTTTTTTAATAATTTTTATTAAAAAATTAAAAACATATAAAATATATTTTTTTTCTTATAATCTATATATATAGAATGACTTCCGCTACAACTGACACAATGTACAATGACGTAGAACCCTTTTTTGGATTACCTAATAGTGATACTGCAAAAAAATCAGGATTATTCGTATCTCTCAACTATCCTAGTACTGATTTTACAAAAGCAATAAACAGTGAAGGTAATGTAAATTCTATCAAACGCACATCTCTTTGGCAACTTATGCTTGCTAAAAATTACAAAACTAAAGCAAATTTAGGCGATAATGTTATTTCCAATAATTTTTTATGGTTTGTTGCCAATGTTGGTAAACATCATACAAAATTAGAAGGCTTAAATCAAGCACCTGCAGCATTACTGCCATTACCCGTCGTTGCAACAACTGAAAGAAACAATTTTAACACAAATGTATATCAAAGATTTTCTAGTTTAGATTCTGAAGCTCAAATGTTTTTAAGTCAACATGTTAATGTTGTACCTAATGTTGGCCATATGGGAACAGTAAACGGTATTGAACTTGGTGCTCTTCCTGCTAAAGATATTAATACTCATCGTTTTAATCTCAAAAAACATGATCCAAAAGCAACCGATCCTAATGTTAGAAGAAATCGCACATTATTCTGCGACTCATTACCATTATTACCAAAAGGTTGTGTTGATGAAAATGGTAATCCATTAAATTCTGATGCGCTCAGAAATATTTATATGGGGGTAGAAGGTTTTTCACAAAGATACGCACAAGCTGGTGGTGCTGCATTAGAAGATTCATGGGCTGATGGACCCGATGGTCTTGATGTACCTAAATTTATTGAAGCTTGCCGTAAATGTGCTACTGCCCGTATGGAAGAAGAAGTATCAGTTAATACACCTCTTGATGTATTTGATGCTGCTACTGGACAAATATATCGTCGTGATAAAGATGGTAAATTAGAAAGAAAACAAGATGATGGTACTTATGCACCAGTTAGAGATGATGAAGTACGTGAAGGAAATAATTGTTATTCAACACAAATTTCTAGATGTGATGAAATCTACAATTGCTTACTTAGCGGTGATAAACGTGCATTACGTAGATGCTTAAGAAAATATGCAAATGAACAAGATTTATTTGATGTCGCTAAAACAGAACTTAAAAATGTACACCCAGACGTTGTTCAAAAATTATTAAATACTTTCCATGTTGAACCAAATGAACACTATATGGAATGGTTAGGTAATGTAAGACAACGTTTAGTAAGTGCTCTCGGTGAATCCGATGGTGAAGAAGTACACCAAGCTATGTTAAACAATAGAGCTTTATTAAACTATATTCATGGTTTAATTGATGTAGCCAATGCTAATCCAACTATTCGCGGCGATGATCGTGTATTATCTGATATGGAAGGTAAAAAACTTGAAAAATCATCTTCATTAAAATATTTCTATAGACCCAAAGCTTCTAGTGCCGATGCAATGAGACCAGTAGAATTAGATTATCTCCTTAATAATTTACGCACATTACCTTCCAATTTAGCTGGACAATATCAAGCCGCTATTGGTACTATTGGTGTAATCCCAGGTATGCATTTCCCAATGGGTTTATTACGTGGATTTAGTGGTGGTTCTAAATCCAGAAAAGATTTATTTGGCGGTTCTGCTAGTGGTTTAAGAACACTTTACCAAAATGCATTACAAGCTTTAAATAGCAAAGGAAAAGATTTAGTCGATGATGATAAAAAAAGTATTGAAGAAGCTTTTAAACAATTAGAAGTAAATAATGAAAAGATTGTAAGAACTATCAGAGATTTACAAGCCTTTGTTAGATTAAATAATGCTGTTGATGTAGGTCTTACTAAAGTTTCAGGTAAAGATATCAGCGGTTTAGGTGAAAGAAATATCTCTCAACTTCGTTCATCAGTATCTAGTTTACAAAGCTGTCTCGGTCGTGTAACTCGTGACCAAGTTGGTTTAATGACATCTATTGTTGACCAAGTTCTTCGCCCAATGGCTCTCTTAGCTATTGGTGCACCAACTGGACACATTGTACCAATTGGTTCCCGTTAAAAATATTTAATTTTTAATAAATTTTAATAAATTTTAATATATTACAATATTAATATATTAAATATATAAATACTTATTATATTATGACCGGAAGTATATTACAATTAGTCGCAATTGGAATAGAAGATATATTTTTAACGAATGACCCTCAAATAACATATTTTAAAATAGTATATAAACGTCATACAAATTTTGCTAGACAAGAGATCAGACAAAATTTTATACAAACACCTAATTTCGAAACTCAAGTAAGTTCTAATATTGGTAAAAATGGGGATCTTATGGAAAAAACTACACTGATTATAAATTTACCAGAAATACCGCAATTTGACGATTCTTATGTAAAAGTTGCATGGGTTCAATATATAGGTTATAGTATTATTGATACTATAGATATTGAAATAAATGGTCGTCAGATATGTAAACATTTTGGTGAATGGATGATGTTATGGAATCAAATGTTTAATAAAAAAGCAAATGAACCAGCATTCAAAAAGATGGTTGGTCAAGTTCCAGAATTAACAGATTTTACCAATGGAAAACCAGCATATACATTATATATACCATTACAATTTTGGTTTTGTAGATCCAGTGCAAATGCATTACCTCTTATAAGTTTATTATATAGTGATGTAAAGGTAAATTTATCATTACGTCCATGGCACGAATGTATCATAACAACACCTACACATTATTTATATTGTGTTGAAGATTTAGCAGCATATTATAAATATGAATATATAGAACAAAATGTTAATGGAATTATGAGTGCGGGTATTTTTGCAGGATATGATTCAGTAAATAAAAGATTATTATATACTTTATTAACATCTACAAATTTTCAAACTATTCCATTAAATGTAACAAATATACAAAACTATTATATATACGGTAAAACATCAAATGCATATGTAACACCAATAAGTTCTAATCCCCAAAAATTAATTAATCCAGCAACATATAAATATAATAAATTAACATCATTAAATCTTGGAGATACATATTTATTAATTAATTATATTTTTGTAGATGAAGATGAAAGATTAAAATTTTCACAATCTAAACATGACTATTTAATAGAACAAATATATTATAATGAAACAAGAAATATTATTGGACCAGCTGAATCTGTCAGATTAAATATAGATAATCCATGTAAATATATAATATGGGTATTACAACAAGAATATCTTTATAATGCACGTGATTATTATAATTATACAGAAACATATAGACATAAAATATTACCCGATACTAATTTTGTCGATGTTAATATTGGAGAACCTACATCTGGATTTGACCAGAGTTTAATCAAAGCAGAAACAATATTATTAAATCAACAAGAAAGATTATCATTCAGAGATTCTAAATATTTTAGATTAGATCAGATATATGAGAAATGTATTAATCCCCCACCAGCTGGAACTCACGCATATTTTTTCACATTAGATCCAGTTACAACTCAACCATGTGGTACATGTAATATGAGTTATGTAGAAAAAATAGAAATAAAAATGAATATAAATTCAATATTAGTTGGTAAAAATACTGGTATATTTAGATCTTATGCCGAAACCCAAAATATCCTACGTATATCTAATGGTCTTGGTGCAATTATGTTTGATAGATAAACTAATAATGATAAATAAACTAATAATAGAATAATGGTGCACCTAGTCCACTTATCATACGGATAACATTATATCCAAAACCCCAATATTCTATATCAATTGTTAAATTTTTAGAAATCATCAAATCTATAAAAATTGGATTTAATTGATGTTCTATCACAACATCTTCTATTTGTGATAAATTTGCAGCTCCACTTGGTTGATACATCAATGGATATAATGCAAAACTATATAAATATTCATCGGGATTAATACTTCCTAATAATCTGCCATAATTTATTATAGTATTAAATTTTTCTGGAAATCCTTGTTCTCTTATTTGTCCATTAAAATATATTTTTATAAAATCGGTTGTTCTTATTTGATCCCCATTTGAATCAAAATATCCATTTATATTCCACTTATACGCATCTTCATCTTTATTTTCATATCTAACTCTAAATCTCCACAGAATATATTTTGTAGGATCAGCTATTCTTAATTTTGTTCTTAAAAAACTATTTTCTATTAAATTTGTATAATTATAACTAAATGTTCCAGCATATTTATATTTTTCAATGAGAAATTCCATTTTAGATTTTGCTATTTTTTTTCTTTCATCATCTTCTAAATAAATATATTGTACTAACATATTACATTTTAATTTAGGTGTTACTATTATTTCGGCATTTTTATCATAAATTAATAATTGATTTAATGCTTTTAATGTAAATTTAATCATAGCTGGAGTATATAATAGATTAATCATAGGAATAGATAATCTAGATTCTTTACAGAAATAAAAATTTAATGGAATAAACAAATTAAGATTTCCTTTTGGTAAAGTATTATATGTGTATAATTCTGGAGTATTCCCAATTAACTTGTCTAATCCTCCATATTGGTCATATGGTATTTCTATTTTCTTTAATAAATTCATTAGATTAGAATCATATTCATCTATTAATAATTGGTCTAAATTAAAAGTTAAATCTTGAAACATTGCATAACCTAATTCAGGAACCCAACAATGTGGAACTGGATTCTGTAAAATAATATTTCTCATTAATAAATCTAATTCAGATCCATAATAGATAATATCTGTTTGAGATTTAAATAACTGTGGTTGCATATATAATAATTCCAAATAAGGTATATATTCCTTAAAATTAATAAATGGAGTATCTATTGTAATCTCACCAAAAGTACCAAATATATCTATTTGTTTTTCAGTAATTTGGGGGTTTGTGGCAGTATCTGTTTGTATAGTTAAATTTAATATCAGATTCATATATTTATATTTTTCCTGTATAAGATAATTAAATATATCTACAACCATTTTCTTTTTATCAAAATTTATAAATTTATAAATAAAATTATATTCTGATTCTGATATTATTGTATTTATAATAAAATTTAATATATCAGAAAGATTTAAAAAATTATTATAAAGACTTAAAATATATGGGTTATTTAATAATTTGGGTAAGAAATTATCAATAATATAATCTTGTAAAAGATTTATAAAATTTTCTAATTCTGATATATTTTCTGAATAAAGTGTATATAATTCATTATAAGTATTATATGAATTTTTTTGTGTTTGTTGATTAAATGGATTTGGATTTGAATTATATTGTGTGATATAGTTAAATATATTTTGTAAAATATCACCAAATATTGGGAATTCTGATTGAGATAGAGAAATATTATTTTTAATATTTGTGTTTGGTGAATTTAAATTTACAAATGTATTTTTAACAGATGTTATCAATTCAGAGAGAATTAATTGAGGATTAAAGGGTATATTAATATTTGTTAAATCTATAACAGATGATTTATAAGAATTATTTAATTTTTTATAATCAACTGAATCAGAATCAATATTAAAACCTAATTTTAATTTTTGATATAAATATTGTAAATCTAATGTTGTTATAACATTATTATTTTGTAATAAATCCAATTCACTATCCAATGATTCATAGTCAGTAATGCTTGTGATAATAGGTGTAATTGTATTGGAATTCAATATATATGATAAATCTAAATATGTTACATCTGGAGGATTTTGTGGATTTTGAGAAAATTGTAATATATCACCAAAAGAATAATAATCAAAACAAATCACATTAAATAAATCAATTGGATAGTCAGTATTACTATTTTCATCATAAAAATATATTGTTTGAGATATAGGTGGTGGAGAATCAATGCCTGTATAACTTAATTTATATGAATACAAATTTTTTAAATCATCAATATTAATTGCATAAATATATGGAATATTTAATTTTTGTGGTTCATTTAAACCTGAAAAAATAGTATCATAACTTGCGACATAATTTAAACCAAGATTATTTGCATAATAATTTTCAGATATTAAAATATTATTAAATAGAGAATTATAACTACGTATCATAATTTGATAGATATATGACCAAATAGAACTTGCTGCTTGTATGTAATTAATATTTGTAACAGGTTGAGGTGTTATATTAGTCTCTATATTTAAAAATGTTCTACCATTATTAATATATGATGAATAAGAATAGATATTATCTGTAAGGTTATTTGCATTTTTAAATATATTATATCTACTTAATATATTATCTAATTTAGTGTATACATAATCTAATTTATTTTCTACACCAATAATAATATTATTTGAATAATAATTATTGATATTTGTAATAATATTATATCTAAATGTCTCAATTATTGCAATAATTGGGGGTAATTTAAAATTTTTATTACCATCATTAAAAATAAATAGATTTTCTGGTTGAAACAATCCAGTTATCGCTATACGATTATCATTTATAAAATTAGACGTAAAATTTGTTATATATGTTTGATTAAATATACTAAAATTATTATATATATTAATAGTATCATTTGTTTTATTTCTTTGTAATAATATATTAAATATGAATTGTTGATATAGATTATTCTTTACGGTTTGATTAATATTTATATTTTCTCGTGGATTAAAAATCAATGGATTAATTATAGGATAATTAATTGGATCAAATTGGTCAAAATCTCTATAATCAAAAAATGATTTATCATATTGTATATAATTATCAGATGAAAATTCATTATATATTTCAGTTGCTATATCTCTAATTGTGTGTAATGGAGTATAATTTAATAAATATAAATTATCCAAAATATTTTGATCTAAATTATTAATATATTTATTATAGATATCATCAGGTGATGGATTTACATTTAGTGAATAACTTCCATTAGAATATATATATTTATCATTTGTAATTCCATATGTATTCCCATTAGTTAAAATTTTTAAATTTGTTAATAGATTTTGTGTACTATTAGAACCAAGTGGTATTTTATTCCAAATATTTATATCACTAAAATAATCCGCAAATATCTCAACATCATATGCTTGTTTTATTAATAAATTTATGTTATTTATATTTTGTATTATTTCATTTGCAAAATATATCTGATATAATTGTTTTGAATTATTATATTTTGTAAATAAATTTAATAAATTATCATTTAAACCATAAATATTATTTCCTAACAATGATGTAAAAATAACAGTATCTGATAAACTATTTGTAAAAGTTTTGAAATAACCAACACAATAATTATTATAATTATTATGCGTGTTATTATTAATCATTGTATTTAATATGACATTATAGATAATATCAATATTATTAAAAGAATTATAAATTAAAGTATTCATCATTTGATTTTTAAATTCATCTGTAAAATTCTTATTTAATATTACGTTATTATTATTTAACAAAAATTTTGTTAGAGTTATATAATTTTCTAAATATTGATAGTTATTAATATTTATATTAAATTCTAAATTATCAAGATATTTTTGTATCTGTGAATTGAAATAATCTAGATATGTATATCCATTATATTCATTTAATATATTATTATCTAAACTTTTTTGAAATATATATAATAATTTAAATGAATTATAAAATGATGAATCTGGATAATCAATAGATGTATTTTTTATAATATATGTAATTATTGTTTCTGTTAAAAATATTATATTTTGATATGTTAATTTATCTAATACATCTTTATACTGATTAATTTTAATATCATTATTTGAATTTAAATCATTAAAATTTGCAACAATTATTAAATATAATATATCAATCAACGCTGTAGCTGAATTAATCTGATTAAAATTATTAAAAGAATTATATAAATCTATTAATAATTTATTTATACTTGTAAACTGATTTACATCTTGAATTAATTCTACTAAAATATTTTTATCAGAATAAATATTAGATTTATTTATATTAAAATTATATTGATCTAAAAATTTTATCATATCTTGGATATATGTGTCATAAATATTAAAAGTGTCAACATATTGTGTTATTTGCTGTAATATTTTAGGTATTATATTATTTTTATAATATTCTATATTTATAGTTATATTGTCGGGTATATCAATATTTAAACCATATTTTAATAATATCTTAGATATATTTTCTTTAGTAGGAAGAGGATATCTTAATAAGAAATTAGATATTTTAACATTAAACCATACTTTGTGTATTAAATCTCCTTCTTTTTGAAATTGATATTGTCCATTTTCACCAAAATTAGATATATTTAATATTTGTTTAGTTCTTTGCGTGAGACTAAAATTGCTATGTCTGCGATAAACACATTTAAATAAAGTTATAGATGGATTTGATGTTAAAAATATACTATCAATTCCAATTGCAACTAGTTGTAATAATCCACCAGTCATATATTAATAAATATAATATTAATATGTAATATTATATTTAAAATTATTTCACTTATATTTAAAAATTAACTTTAATAAATAAATTAATTAAATGTAAATGCAAGTGCAGCCAACCCACCACTAATTCTTACTAAATTGTATGTTTTCGCATAAATATTTAATACTAAATCTGTATATTTATAATCAATTGGTGGATTAATTGTTGGGATTAGATCAGGATCAATATCAGATTCAACATAATAGAACATATTATTATTTATATCAATAGATAGAACTTGACCTAAAAATCTACTCATATTACAAGTTGCGGATGGTTGTATATTTTCTGGATACAATGAAAAAGAATATCCATATAATCCTGCTTGTTCTGGAACATATGTATCATGTTGATAAGGCTGCACCAATCCAAAATATTTACCAGTACCCACTTTTTTATTTAATTTTTGATAACCATTCAATAATATATTTGCTGTTACTAAAGGATCTATATTTACATCTGGTTGAATAGAATATACATCAAATAAACATTTTAGAGTTCCACCTTTATTTTCTAAAAATATTTGTTTTTGTATTGTCCACCATAATTGTTTTACAGG